AGCTCCTGGGCGTGTACTTGACCACAAAAGAGTGTCAACTCCTCCTGTGCCGGGTAAAGTTGATCCTGATCAAAACCGCATTGTCGGGCAGTTCAGCAGCGATTTTGTGCGGCTGGCTGATTCTCGTTTTCTGGATTTCATTGTTGAGTATTGCTGCGCAACCGATACTCCCGTGCACAACTTGCTTGTTGCTTATGCAATGATTGAGTTGTACCACCGTAGGGCAAAATTGAGTCACCAGACATACGAGAAGGCGTTAAAGGCGTATAAGACAGAAAAGTTTACGTTCGCCGTGCCCGGTGCAAAACAAGCTCAACTTGATTTCGTAAACCCGGTTCTCCAAAACAGATCGAAAGACTGGAAATTGCCAGAAAAGGAGTCCGAGGCGATCCAGTCCGAGTGATCAGTACTCGCTTGGCAACAAAATTGTAGTCGCTTCCCGGTTGCCCAGGTCGTCACTCGCTTCCGTGATTATCCAGATCTTCACTCCGGTGCTGAGCACATAAGCCGACAGTATGCGAGAGCCACACGGGAGGGCCTCGGCGTTGGCCTTCACGTCGGCTGCGCTCAAATCACCCCAGTCGCCAGCGGCATGCCGGCAGATATACAGCAAGAGGTTGTCCCCGGCCTCGTGTGCTGCGTGAATCGCACCGGGCGTAGCCACAAGCTGTCCAAGCGCAAACAAGGTCTCCATCTTCACAGCAGTTCCTTGATCACAAAGCTGTTGCCCTTCTTCCAGCCGATGATTTGAGCTCTCTCCACCTTTAGCTCCGCAGGCCCAACGTAGATCACGCAGGAAGTTGTGTCCTGAAAGTGGATGTCAATGAAGACCTGACCCTCCTCGGTGCCCGTTTCGATCTTCTTTATGATCTTTCCCTCTACACCGCGAACGAAATTGCGTTTGTCGGTAGCCAAGTTGCTCTCCTGAATTAGAAGTCCGCTCCGGTGACTGGTATCAAATCACGGTTGCCACTGCGCTTATCAGGCGCACGGAGCGGGCCGCTGTTGTCATAGTAGTTAACAGCGTGGGCGTAACTTTAGCTGACGCGGTGTTCGCACGAAAAGCGGAAAAGTTTTCTAGGGGAGAGATTTAGTTCTTAGCGGCCAAGAAGGCATTGACCAGAGCATCTTTACTGTTGTTGATGGCAGCGACGATGTCCTTGGTGTTCTCGTTCATCAGCTTGATGGTCTCGTCCTGCCCAGTCTTCAGTCCATCCAACGACTCTTGGATGTGGTGGAGATGGTTGTTCTTAATGACCCCTACATCGGCGAGAACACCAGCGACGACCACCTTCGCTTCCTGCTCTTTCTTGTTGACCCAGCGTAGAGCCTTCCAAGCCGCTAATGCGAGAACGGGTAGGGTTAGATGATTGAGCCATTGGCCAATCTGGTCGGCGATGAACTGTAAGGTAGATGGTTGGGAGTCGATGAACATTAGGGGCTTCTCTGTATAGGGGTTCCGTAGCCACAGAATTCCCATCGTTTTCACTCGTTCACAAACTCTACTAAATCCACCAGTTCATTATTTTCAGTCCACTCCTAAAAAAGAAATCTTCTTAAGAATGCTCCGGAATTAACAGGGAACAGCCTAACCAAGAATTATTGGGGAACGGGAGTGAAGGGGCACCCACTCTGACGTATGTATCTTTCGAACGGGCTTGCAATTCCCCTCGTCAATATTCGATGCGAATCTTCACGAGGGTCTGTCCCTGATCGGGCAAGGGATCTCTTCTGCGGGGGGGAACGTGCAGCGCCGGGCCTGCGACGCGGATCGCGACAATTATTTCGATCCCCGGCGGTGATGGCGCGGGACCCTGCACCTGGCCGCCGATACCGTAATGCCCAGGGTGTCCTTCAGAGACAGTTAGTACCGAAAATGTCCACGCGCCATAGTTTCCGATAAGGTGGAAATTGTTCTGCTTTAATCCGACCACCGGAGCCCCGGTGTCATTATGAGACACGAGCACCGAGATTCCGACCGCAGACATGTCTTCGGTAATTCTTGCAGGAATGCCAACTGCAGTGCTCAGAATCAGTCGCGCCATGCAATTTCTCCATTCGTTACGGATTTCCTTTTTTGACGTCTTAAAACGACACCCGATTGTCACAAACCCAGAGCTGGCCTGTAGTCCAGATCACCGGCATTCAAGGCTCGGGTCGCTGTTATTTGCTCTGTAAGCAAAAAGGGTTTAGGGAAACAGTGTAAGCTGGCCGTCCCGCCAAGCGCAAAGCAATTCGGCACACCTGCACCCACGGTCTCAAAATACCCACCCATTAAGTCTGAGCGTTCCCTAAAAAAGAAATCTTCTATCCAGAACACTCCCTAAAAAGAGGCAACGGCCATTTTGATATATCGCAATGCGAGCTATCTTAGCCGCGTTGGTTACAAAACTTACTTCTTGGAGAGAAGCAAAATGAAAAACACTTTTAGCAACGAGCAGATTCAAGTCGTGATGGAGAAAAGCGGAATCACCCGCAAATCAGCCCTGAAGAAACTCGGCAAGATGACCCCGAAGGAACTCGCCGCTTTGATTCCGGCAACCCCGACTCCCGTGGTCGATGTGAAGTCCCGCGCTGCGAACGACGACACAAACCAACTGGTCGGGAAGACCGCCGCTCCTGCACCCGCGAAGGCGATCCCGGCTCCCAAACCTCCGGCTCCTGCAACTCCTGCTGGCGACGCCCGCAAGGAAGGCATCCGGTTGTTCCAACTCGCGGGCAAGCCAAAGAAAGAGGACTTCATTCACGTGTACGGCGAGATGGGCGCGAAGTGGACTTGGGTCGCTCGTGCGAAGTCTGTCGGTTTGAACACGGCGGAAGAAGCCGCTGCGCAATTCCAGAAGATGCGGGCCGGTAAACCCGGCCAGTTTGTGAAGGTCGAACCTCAGCCGGAGAAGAAGTAGGTCGAAACCCGGCCCGAGCCGGGTCGCACCGTAACGCGGTGCCTGATGAGACCAATGAGCTACCACAAGAACAAAGTTATCGACTGGATGCAGCAGCGCGCAGACGAATACACCGACCCGGTGCTGCTCGCTCGTGACGCGGCCCTCGTCTTCGGAGTGCATCCCGAAGTTGCGCTTTCGGACGACCTATTAGGGGCAGCCCATCGCTGCATCGAGGACAAACAATGACGACCTATAACGCACTCGTCATTAAGTTGCTCACTCGCACTAGCGGAGTAACCGGCCCTCTTTACCGTGTCGAAGCCAAAACCGGCTCGGATGCTGTGGCAAAGATTTGCGCCAGTGGCCTTGGGTGTGGACACGGCTGGGTCTATCTCCTCTCGGCGGAAGAAGCAGCGGTCTGGGAAAGCGGAGGTGTTGTGGTGACACTGATCCGGTCTACAAGAACCTTTTAGCTGAATACCAATTGGGAGTCAGTAGTTTCAAAACAAGGAGCAAGACATGAAGACCATCGCCATCCTAATTCTTTTCGTAAGCAGCCTGGGAGCCGCCGCGCAGACGTTACCCGAGGCACCTACGCCTCACGCTTTCTTCGACCGAACCAACGTAATGTTGATGTCGGCAAGCGCAGCTTCCATCGCAGCCGATGGCTTCACGACTCGGAACTTTGTGAATCACGAAATGAACCCGCTGGCCCGCCCGTTCGTAAACAATAACGGCAAGGCAGCGATTTACTTCGGTAGCTCACAGGCAGCGGTGATGGGCGGTATGTTCCTTCTGCACAAGACGCATCATCACAAGCTGGAGCGTATTCTTCCTGTGGTTGTAACCGGGGTGGAAGCCTTCTGGAGCATCCACAACGCGGGTCTCAAGCCATTTCCCAAGACCGTTGTCCCGCCGCACGTGGACGATTCCAATCACGTCACGCGATATTAGTTGATCCAAACGACGACGGGCATCCGGTTGCGAACTTCCACCGTCACGCTACGCACAAAGGCACTCGCCGAGACTCCCACAACGTTAGCACTAAGAACGTCAATGATTTGACCGAGCAGACCTGTGGCCTGAACGCCAGTGATGCTGATTACAGCATCGATCCTGACTTGCCCCAGAGAAGCCGTTGCGCTTAGGCCCGTAGCGTTGAAGTTGGCAGTGCCCTTGAAAGTCGCCGTGCCAATTGAGGCGGTCGCGCTTAGGCCCGTTGGGAGAGAGAATACTGTCGGAATAACTGCACCCAAAGAAGCCGTCGCGCTCAATCCTGTGACAGCGAATGTCGCTGTACCCTTGAATGTTGCCGTGCCGAGTGAGGCGGTCGCGCTGACCCCAGTGACCGGAACAGAAATTGTCGGAATAGCACCGCCGAGTGAGGCGGTCGCGCTTAGGCCCGTAGCGTTGAAGTTGGCGGTACCCTTGAAGGTCGCCGTGCCCAAGCTCGCGGTTGCAGACCGCCCGGTCGGAGAGACCGTAGCCGTTCCTTTGAATGTTGCGGTCCCGAGAGAGCCTGTCGCTGACACGCCAGTGACGTTGACGTTGGCATCCACGCCATAAGTGACCGTGATGCGGAAGAAATCAACGCTTACAGTTCCAGGGCCGCTGCCTGTGCTCTGAAAAGTTACATTAGCAACAAAACCACCAGCATTGATCTGAGCAGGTGTCCATGTGGTTCCCCACAGGTCAGTCGGCCCACCAAAGGTAGCAGTTGTCAGGGTGTTGCTTAGTACACCGGAGGCTCTATTAGCACTTGCTCCGCCGCCACCTTCAAGTACAACCGTGTGGTACGCTTCAATCCCGTTGACAAAAGCTGAAGCATTGACTTCAAGTGTAATGCCTTTAATTGTTGCCCCGGTGGGTATAGAAAAACCAAACCCACCACCACGAAGATCATCGGTGACCGCTACACCAGGGAGACAAGACGCAACGGTGCCATCATTGGCTTCGATGTTCGTGGGGTTAGACCAGGCGACTGTGCCGCCACCGATTGTGTTGGTAGTGCCTGTCGCTGCTGTAGGTAGATTTGGTCCAGCGGTGGACATTTTACTTTTGTTCCTTTTAGTTCAAAGGGGACAGGACATACAGCCCTGTCCCCTTGGTTTTGGGTCACCAAATGCGCGGATTAGACCAGATTGATGATCGCCGTTCCCGCTCCCGGAGCTGGAAGCGTGATCGTGAAGGTTCCGCTGGTGTCAGTGATCGTGCCGCCGAAGCTGATAACAGCAACAGCCTTGTTGCCCTGGGTGCTGTTGTAGAGGACGGCTCCAATTGCAGAGATCGAGGACGCAGCCCAAGAAGGATCGGTCGTCCAGTCGATCCACACGGACGTGCCCGAACTTGACGTGGTGAATCCGCTCATGGTCACGCCGCCAGTGGTATACCCGGTTCCCGAGGCTTCATCGGTTCCGACATTGGCCGTGGTGGGAGAGCCCGAGCCGGGGGTGCCGACGTTGGTGACTGCCGCATCGTAGGTGCCCGTGGCTCCCACTTTGAGCAAGAGGATCTTGTAGGTGTCTGAGGAAAGATGCACACCACTCAAGAGTTCCTTCTTGTAGCTTGTGCAAAGTGCGCTGGTTACGGACATGGTTTGTTTCTCCTATTAGTCTTTGGTGCCCAGTAGAGTTACCGCGAGTCCAGCCGCGACTGAGTCTTGCACGGATGGAGCCAAAATAGAAAATGTGTCGTTCACGGCGAAACTTTCAGCAGACGCCATAGCGAATACGCCCGTAGTGCTGTGCAGCGCGAACGTGAGAGTGCCGACCGAGGAACCGTTTTTCTCGATAGTGAATGCCTTGCTGCCGTCAGCCGGTGCCACTTTTAAGGTACCAATCGAACCGGTCAAATGAATCGGAAGCGTGAAGGCCCGCACGACGTTAATCGAGACGACCTCTTGGCTGGAATTGAACAAGCCAGGCACATAAACAGCCAATTCCAACGTGGGATCAAGACCGCCGACGGACGCCAGCAGATTCCATTTCGTGTCATCCGTTCCCGGTATGACATTCGTGTTGGGCAAAATGCAAACCCAGGACGAACCGCCGTAAGACACGGTATCGAACAGGACATAGTTGACTGTGCTGTCCCACGGCCCCCGCCACGGCTTGTTGATCAGAGCATTCGCTCCGAAAGTCAGACTGCTCATAGTGCTCCTACTAAATAATCACAAAGTCTTATTTCTTCTCGGCTGGATGCTGCTTGACCATGCCCTTCAGCTTGTCCAGATGACTCCGCCCGGCTGCGAGGGCCGTGTGCTTCTTAGCTACGTTGTCGTGATGCACGTCTACCGAGGCCTCGATCTGCTCCAAGGTGAGGGTGTGCGCCGCGTTGATCGTCGTCGTGCTATCCGTCTTGGGATCACCGCAGCAACGGATTGTGACCGCGATGCATTCGTCATTCGGCTGTTCGTGTTTGATGATTTCTGTTCTGTGATCCATATGTTTACTCCGTACCCTCTACCCAAACGTCATAGACATCGACATGCAGAGTACCGCTGCTGTCCCCGACAGTTCCAAAGGCTTGAATGGAGATTTCGTATCCGGCAGGATTGGAGCTGACCGGGATGTCAACTGAATCCAGTCGGACAGCTTGTGTGACACCTGCATTAACGTTGATTGTGGAGAGAGTCGTCCCCGCGCCCACAAAGGCCACCGTTACACGAGTGCCCGAACCGTTCAGGCTATTGGTCGGTATCGCCCAGATTATGTTCATCTTTAGCGCAGAGTAGTTTCGTGTGAAAGCCGTCACCTGCTGCAGGATGATCTGCTCGATGTTGACGCTTCCAGTGCCGGAAGCATTCAGTGTAGCTTTCGTGCTCGGATCACCGTCGTTCGCGTTGTCCGGACTACTTACCGCGCCTGTCACACTCTCTGTCGAGAAACGGAAACGCGAAATCATCCCGGTGTGGGCACCCGCGCCTCCATCACCGAAACCTACAGTGTCAAATGCGCCAGCCTTCGGTGTGCGGATTGATCCAACGAAGAACGACGAACCACTTGTGATCGCAGTCTCTTTGGTTGTGGTGGAGAGGTAAGTCACCGCCCCACCCGCGAGGCTGAGATCGTTGTAATAGATGAAGTACAGGGTGTCATATGACAGATTGGTGATCGTTCCGCTGTTGAGACTGATGTCCGCGAAACCGGGCACTCGCATGTGGAACGCTGCGATGTTGACAGTCGTATTCGAACCAGCGTCGTGCGCAGTAAGCGGGTTTGTTGTTGGGCGATACGTGCTGTGTGCCGCCGTTCTTGCCAGCCGTCCTGAAACTGTGTCGTCAATGGTCTTGCCCAGTGAGAGGGTTCCCGCATCCTTGTCATAGAGGCCGGGGTTATCGCCGGTCAGCACAATGGATACAGAACTGATGTCGCCTAAATCTTGCTGGCGTCCTCTCAGCTTGTTGAAGGATGCCGCCTTGATGTAGAGGTCGCTTCCGTCACGGCTCGCCGGGTACTCGATCTCCACGAACGCCTCGCCCAACTCGATAACTTTCGCACCCGACGTCCACGAGGCCCGCGTTGTGCCGAACAATCCACGATGGAAATGATCCAAGGTGTACACGCCGACCCCGGTTAGGGCCGCGTTCTTGAAGGCGAGGATCTCAAACGAGCCGCTTTGGATGATGGCAAGCAGACTTAACTTGTTGTCGAAGTCAGACACGGGCGGTGTGACAATCTGTAGCCCGTTGTTCACGGTCATGGTGAACGACTGTGTATCCGGGTCGCCGGTGCCAACGTTCAGCGTTGAGGTTAGAGTGCCAACCACGACCGGGCTGACGATCTGCCCGCGAGGGACATAGAACGAATCGTCGTCGGACGTGAAAATCTCGCAGCCTCCCCAATTGTCGGGAGTCTCGGGGTTAGCGTAGAAGCGAACCCTGCGACCCGCGAAGCCGTTCATCGGGTCAGGGATTTCAAGAGCCTCGATGGCTGTGTCGCCGGGGTTGATCAAGCCGGGATTGGCATTGATAGCCTGTGGCGTCATCTTCGGGTGAATCGTCGGCTTAGAAACACCGTAGGGGAACTCTTCCAGCGTCAGGTTTAGGCCCGCGTGCGTGTCTTCGATGGATAGGACACGGAGAGGCTTCTGGTTCCAGCCCATCTTGTCCCAAGTGACGGTGATGAGCTTCATCGGCTTGAGGTCAGCACGATAGCGGGTTGTGACCGTCATCGTGAACTGCTCACGGATGTTGACCATGCGCTTCAAGCGGAGGTTAGCCGCCACCTGCGCGACTTGTACGGAACGGATGAAATGCCAGGACTGCTGTCCCTCTTCGTTGACGCCGAACGTCTGGATAGATGCCGGGTCGTCCTCCATGATTACGTCGGTGTTGTAATCGTTCTGGGCGTTCTGGAATTCAACCTTGACGCGGTTGAACACGTTGTTCTCTGGCTTCAGTTCGACCTTGACGGGTTCGGAGCCGCCCGCCGCTACCATGTCGTCAACAGAGAACTCAAACACTGGCTGTGTGTCTGGCTCGAAAATCGCTCCGTTGCCGGCTGCCGAAGTGTCGCCATAGACGGCGATCTGTAACTTGCCGTCATCCCAGAAGCGCACAGCCTGACCGGCATCTAAGATTTGATCGATGACATCCCACGCGGTGGATTGTGTGTCCTGAAATAGCGCGATGAAGAAGCCGTTCGCTTGCCAGAAGGCCCGCGCATTGCTCCAGTCGCCGAGAAGATCAGAATCAAACTCGATTCCCCAATCCGGGTCCGTGAGGATAGCAGCGATGACGTCTGCCGGGTTGCATCCCGCGTTACCGGCACCCACCATGTACTTGTTGGCGATGCCCTCAAAGCTCAACTGCGGCATGCTTCCCGAGGAGCCGAGCTGTAGAGCGGATGAAACGATCATCGCTATGTTGCGGTGCGCGAGGGCCGCGTCCTGGTGATGCGCGTCCAGATAGGACCAAGCCGCCTGTGTATCCGTTCCTTGGATCAAGCTCCAGTTGGAGACCGTCGCGGCATCGCTGTTTGGGTCTTTGCTGGCATACGTGATGATTACGGTTTGTCCGATGTCACCGGAATTGAATGTGTAATGACCCGAAAGGTTCGCGTTGTACTGCTGGACGCCGGTAATCGTGCCCGGCCCGAAGAACTGATCGCCGCTGACGGCATAATTGACCTGAACAGGATATTGAAAGTTGGTCGGGTCAGGAACGTCGTATGACGCGGTGCCCGGTATGACGATCTCAGCCGTCAGCTGCACCACGGCGAAGTTCGTTGTGTAATTGATCGTGACCGTCTTGCCCGCATCCGACGAATGGAACGTGTAACGCTTCACGCCCGCCGAGGGCGTAGTGACTGTGTAGACTCCGGGAGCCACGACAGCACCAGCGGTGAGCGGGACGTTGTATGTTCCCGAGAGAGTGACGCTGCCATCCGCGCCAAAGTCATCCACCAGTTGGCTGTATGCAGTGTGAGCACCCACTCCCTTGTCGCCCTGATAGCCAGGATCACTAATGTCGATATGACCACCGCCACCGGGGATGGTGAAATCAGTGGAGAGAGCTTGAACCGGAATCTTGCCAGCCGATGTCCAAAGAGCATCGACGTGATCGATAGGCCCGAAGCCGAGAGCAGCTTGCATTGCTGTGCTGTATGTATAAGACGTGGTTGATGGAGTGGAACCTCCACCGCCGAGGCCTTTGCCGATGTGCTCGCCGGGTGTGGTGTGAGCAGTCGCCAGGAAATCCCAAAGTCCGATGATGTTCATCGGAATGCGGGCCGGGCCGATGATGACCGGGAGTACCGCGCCTGCGGTGGAGCTGTTGACACGAACACCGTTCAAGACCTGTGTATTGGCCTCTGGCGTCTTGGGCGTTTTTTGTCCGAAGAGCATTCCCATTTACAGGCCACCTTTGAGGCGGAAGAACCGACGAGGCTTACCACGCAGAAAATCTTCCGTGCCATGTGAGGCGATCACACCGCGCTTCTCGGTTGCGTGAATCACGTAATCGGGCCAGCGCACAACGATTGCCGAGTGCATCCATCCGTGGCTCGTCTTATAGAGGGCCAGGTCGCCGGGCTGCACTTCGTTCTCGGTGATCTCGTCGCAGTGCTGGAGGATGACATCAACGTACTCGGTGCCCTGTGGTACGACGGTGCTGTAACCTTGCCGTATAGTGACCCGCGAGAGCACCCCTGCTCCCTCGGTGACTCCGATCAAAAGTTGGGCGCAGTCTACCCCTGCACCGCGCACACGAGCGTGCGGGTGATATGGAGTGTCGAGCCAGCGTTTTGCTTCCGCCAGCAGGGCATCGGTTTGGTCTTGACTCATCATTTCTTAGCTACCTGTCCCGCTCAACGCAGCTGGCGGGCCGGGGATGTCCGGCATTCCTCCATAGTTATCGAGGTTGCTGAATTTAAATTCGCAAGTTGCTTTCTGGCCATCGCAGCCGGGGAACAGGTCAAACGTGTCGCCCACGGCGAGCTCCAGAACGAATGGCGCCAACTCAAGATGTGTCGAGTCCGTCTGCTTGTTCACGGTGATCCGCCAGCCCGTTGCTTCACCCGATGTCGGGACGATGAAGCCTCTGGAATACGGCAGTGAGTCATTGCCGACCGAGCCGAGGGCCGAGGTCACAATGATGTTCGTCGGAGTACTTCCAGTTTTCACGGTGCAGTGAACAACAAAGTCGGCGGAATTGAGCTTGCATCCTCTATCGAACAGAGTGAAGGGACAGCCCGCGCAAATGACGCGAATGGGCCAAGGCTTGAGGCCGAGGTATCCCATATCCGCGCACTTCAGAGTTGTATGGGTGCTCACCAAGCTGGGCACCGTCACCTGACCGATGAACACCGTCTTGGAGGCCGCGATGGTCATTTCCTTGTCCAGCGGGCCTTGCGTAGTCGGGAGCGCGAGCGACGCCGTGACAATCTTCACTGTGGAACGCGTGAATAGCTTCGAGACCCAGAGCATCGGCTTGCTTGTGCCGGGGAACAGGACGCTGGTATCGGCGGTCAGGGTGATGTCAACCTCGGTCACCGTGTTGGGCTCGGATTTGATGCTGTCGCGTTCCCACTTGCCGTATTTCGTCGCGTAGTACGTGTTGCCCCCGGTTACGATGTCCTGCTGGTGCGAAGTCGTTCGGAGCACTGTCCCTGTTGGGAGTGTGATCGTGAAAAGATCAGGTTCGTATTTGTTGAAGAGTGTTAGGTCGCTCATCTATCTGGTCACCGATTCGAGCTCCAGTGTTGACAGCATCCAAGAGCCCTCGAAGAACAAAGTCAGGTCGGCCAAGCTGTCTTGCGTGAAGCGAAGCAGATACTGGAAATCACCAGACCATGCCAGAACCGCCGCCGCCGCTGGTGCGCTGGCGAATGTGACGATTCCCTTATCGTCAATGGTGTAGTCAGTGGTTGGAGTCTTCGGAGTGCCGTTGATATAGATCGTCGGGGTGCCCGCGACATTCTGCACCCATTCAAAACTTGCGCCGATGGGCCGGGTCAGCTGGAACACTTTGGACGACGCATCGCCTGTGCCGAACTGGTAGTTCGAGACTGCGTGGTCGCGAGGATCCATGAAGGTGAAATTGCCCGCTCCGCCCTTAGCCTCTACAAACAATCCGAGGAGCATTGCGATGGGTGATGTGGGATCGTCAATCCGGCCCGTAAGCAAAGGGACAGTCATCTTGAAGTCCCAGGCCGGGGTGCTCATATTCGCGACGTAGACATTCCCTTGGTTCGCAGCCGTCTCCTGCGGAGTCGTGTTGAACCTCGGAGTCTTGGTCATTCCCCATGCCGGATTGATTGTGATGTTTGACATTTAGTTCAGCCTCAAACCGCGCCTTCTGGCGTGACTGCGCAGAGCGCGATCCACCGCATTTTCCATGTACCGTTCAAACTCTTTCGCCGACCCGCCCGGTGGCACGTGTACCGTAGGATTGATGGTGACGGATTTAGGCCCACCGTCGGATTTGGTCGATGTCGCGTTGCTCGTGAATGCTCTGTTCTCTTCGCGAGTCAGAACACGCTCGCCGGGTTCCAACATCGCGGGAACGATGTCGCCGTTGCCGGTGCCGGGAACTACGCCTCCCAGATGCATCAGCATGGCTCCAGAAGCTATTCCCGTCATGCCAGCGATGGTTCCTTGAATGGCTGCTCCAGCGGCTTCTCCTGCGGGAGGTGGTATGGTAGCCATGGCCAAAGCGTTAGCTTGAAGTCCGAGAGCCGTCATGGTCCCTGCCGTACTGGCAGCGTCTTTGGTCTTACCCAGATGCTTGATCGCGTACATGATGAGTTCGGACTCTCCGTACTGAAGGGCCATCATGATGAAACCTTGGACAGCGTTCTGTACTAAGCTCTGCAAGTCCAATTTGCCTGTGGCGGCGAAGTTGGCGAGGGCGGTGTTCATTTCGCCAACGCTCATTTTGAACTGATCAGCCACTTTCAACTTCCACTGTTGCCCGTCGGCGATCATCTCGTTCATGGTGGCGCGCATGATCGGCCCGAGCTTGCCGCTGCGTCGTGCCTCCTCGTCTATATCCTTCTGACGCTGGAGTGATAGCTGGTGAATAGCCGCGTAGACGTTCTTCGCCGCGTCGCCCTGCAAGTGGTATTGCGCGATCAGACGGTTGAGGTCTGCAATCTCCTTATCCAATTGCGCGATGCGACGGTTACCCTCGCCCTGGATCAGAGCCGCGTCGATGAGCAGGGCTTTGTTCTTGGCAGCCGCCGTCTTAATTGCCTCGTCAACCGCTTTCTTGGCTTCTGCTTCCTGCTTCTGAGTGACCCCCTGATTGAACTTGTCAAAATCCAACAGAAGCTTCTTCTGCTCATCCATGGTCTTAACGTAGCCATCAAGAATCTGAGTGTTATGCGCCGCCGTAAGAGCCGTCTCCTCGGCTTCAACTTTCTTTTGAAGGTCAGGACGGCTGGCCTCTAACGCCTTGATCTTTTCAAGGTGTTCCATCTCCGCCTGATATTGAGCGTCCAGCGCAGCTTGTTTGAGATGCCCGAGTTGCTCCGCAGATATGCGACCCTGCTTGTACAGCACCTCGTATTGCGCGAGGGCCTCTTTGGTCTCAGCATCAGAAACCTTCTTGGTTTCAGCCCACTCTCTCTCTTTCTCATCGATTACCTTTTGAGTGGTGTCAGCATCCGCGTTCCCTGTCTTGACCTTTTTTAGGGCCGCAACATCAGCTTCAATTTTCACTTGAGCTTGGAGCGCGTTCACCAAGGCTTGTTGCGCTTGGACTTCTCTCTCTGTGACACCTACGCCCGCCGCTTTGAGCGCGTTGTCCGCTTCGCGAAACTTCGCCAAGTCTCCAACGTGTGTCGGGGCTTTGAATACTCCGTCACCGTACTGAGCCAGATTGTCCTGGTACTGCTTTTGCATCTCCAGAATGTGTTCGGCACTCTTCCGCGTCCCTGCTAACAAATCGGACGCCTCTGTATTCTTGCCTTGTGCGAGCAACGCTTCGTATTGCGTCTTGAACTGGGTAAGGGCATTCTTCGCACCTGTGGAGCCAACCCCGGATGTGTACCAGTGGGATTCCAGGTCCTTGAAAACCGCGTCTGCTGCGGTGGCAATCAGCCCAAACGAGTGAACCAACTCTTGCATGCTCTGTGTGTTGATTAGCTCAAGCTGCTTTTTTAGAGCCGCGAGATGATTGTGGTGCAGCTCATCCGAATGGATGCCCGCCTCGAGGAGCTTTTGCTCGAGCGCGTTGAATGCGTTAAATGTGGCAACTTGGAATTTGCTTTGATCTTCTGTTAGTTTTTCGGTCTCTGTGTGCATCTTCTCTAAGAATTCAAAGATGGCTTTGCCTACGGCGACAACAGCGAGGAGAGGGAATGCCATTTCCATGGCCGCGCCCAAGAGGGGCATCTGTGCGATAAGAGCTGTAACGTGACGAGGGATGTGAATGCCAATCAGCTCGTCAATGACCATGATTCCGCCGCGAGCCGAACCGAAGTCCATGCCGTTGAAGGCGTCCTGGATGCCCTTTGCGTTACCCCGCGCCAGCCGTTCAGCATTAGCGAGAGGGCCGGTGAAGGTCGCTGTATTCGCCTCCAGATCAACAATCAGCTTTCCGACATTTGGCATTACGACTCCGGGAACATCTCTTCAAACAAACTCGTTACTTCTTCTTTCGTATAGCGACCACCCGACACGATGCGATCAATGAAGAACTCCCTCTTGCCGGCTGGTGCGTTCTTGTTACCAAACAGGGCGATGAGGTTCTGTCGCAAATCTGCGAACTTGTCGTCCTCAGCCGCTACTCCCACATAATCCAGCGGGCCTCGCCAGCTATCACCCCCGGCATGCGCCACGGCCAAGTTATGCGCCGTGCTCGCGCCGATGCCTGCCAGATATTTCTGGTAGCGAAACTCCACCGTTCGTCTCTTCCTCAGGGCCGCGTACATAGCCGGAGTCAGTTGCCCGAACTCCGACACCGACAAACCCAGGTCGTACTTCGCTATCGCCCAAATTTCTTGCCAAGTCGTCGGCTCTTGCTCGATGGGGTTTACACCGCACTTGGCTGGTTTTCCCCCGCTTCTGTCTTCTTAAAAGCCTCCACGCACCGTTCCACGAACCCCGGATGGCATAGCTCTATGAGAGCCGCGAAAATGTCGGCGTAATTAGCCGGGGGTATCCACTCCCGGACGTTTTCCAGAGTGACCTCGGGTTGGTACTTCAGCATGGAGCACCACAGGATGACGGAGAGGTTGGCAGCGGATAGCTTCTGCCAGTTGAAGGGCACGGCGAAGTTGATGCCGGTGAGGCCTTCGGCGTTGATGATGGCGTCGAAGTTCAACACGAGGTTGTAGGTTTTTGCTCCCTCGGCAGTCTTCAATTCAAAAGTGAGGACGTTTTCAATGGCTTGTTCTAATGTCAGCATGGATTCCTCCGACGGCCCGGTAGGAACGGAGTTTGTCTATGAGTGCTCCGTGCCTTACGCAAAGGGCCAGACGATTAGGCGAACGCAATCACGTCGGTGGAGATCTTCAGCTTCGCAGTGAACTCCGCAGCCTTGGTGAGCTCGTGTGTGCCGAGGTTCCACTCCACCAGGAGTGCCGTGAAGGTGTAGGTCCCGAGAGAATTGGGAAGAACCACTTCAAATTGGTGCTCGGTGAAGTCAGCGAGTGCCTTGAGAGCAATCTGAGACGCGTTGCCGGGGACGAAGACGCCCTGCACAGTCACTTCGCCGTTGTCCTGGATGGTGGCGATGAACTGCTTGCTGCGATTGGGAGAGTCCATTGCTGTCACCTCCGCCGTGTCGATCTTGATCGCAGGCATGGTGACTTTCTGCACCTTGTCCACTGCGAGGAAGGTGAGTGGTGAAGGTGAGGATTCGTACTTGAACTGTAGGCCGTAGCCTGTAAATGGTGTTCCGCTCATGATGGTTGTCCTTGTCTTGGTGTGGTCTGGGCCGTATCTTCCACAGTGTTCGGGGTGCCGTGGTGTTCACCCTTCTACTTAGGTATTTAGATAATTGGTTTTTGCGAGAACTTAGGATTCGACGTAGCGGAAAACAATCTCTAGAATGCGCCGGTATACGAAGCCCTGAGTGGGATGACCCGGCTCTTGCGTGAAGTCTTGCTCGCTCTGAATCTCTGCGGACTGAACGACCACACCGTTGGTGAGAGTGCCCTTGAACCCCTCAAACAGAACACGCACTGCGTCTGCCAGCTCTACAGCGTCGGGGTATTTCTCGCCATAGCAATCGATCTGAACCTTCTTGAAGCGCAGGGCGGCTGGGCCGTCGAGTGCCCTTATGGTGTCGCTCCAGTAAGTGAAGTACACGATGGCCGGCAGCGTCGGCTTGGTGGTATTGCCGGGGAAACGCGATCCAAAGATTCTGTTCCCCACCAAGGAGGCGACCCCGGTGTCGCTTTTCATTTCTTGATAAATTCCTGTTTCAAGACTCATCTGCTTACTCCCCACCAAACAACTGGGCCCGGACTACTTCCAGCACCGCCGCTTTCTGCTTCTCTAACGTTTGCAGCTCTTCTGCCAGGACGTCTCCGAATTTGTCCACGACCGCTTCTTGTGTAGCTTCGAATGCTGGACGCGCCCAAGGTTGAGCCTGCTGAAACCGCGTGCCATACTCTTGCATCGAGCCGTACCAAGCTTCTGGGCCCGGCCCTACGTACAGCGTCATTCCTGTCGGAGTTGACTCGGTCTCGTAGGTGATGCTCTCCTTTAGGTTCCCCTTATCAACAGGAGCCCGTTCCTCCATAGCGTCAATCCAAATCTTCCCGCACTCTTTCTCTACACGTCGTAGAACCCGCCGGATGACCACGACGGAGTTCTCCCCCAGCTGTTGTCCGAGTTCGTTGAGTCCGCGGACTGTGCATTTGACGTCGTCGCTCACGGGGTTTAGACGCCTCCGTTGACTTCTTTAACCGTGATGCGCCACTCCACATGGGCCTGCTCCACGTCATTAATGCTCGTGATGAACCACGCCTGACCGCTCGGGCCTAACAGGGTCATATCGCCCGTGAGGTCCTTGCGATACCTGATTGTCACGTCATAGTAAGAAACCTGTTCTGCCAGCAGTTGCGAAGGATCAAGCCGTCCCAAATTTCTTACAGCTTCGATCTTCGCGCACACGTTCCGCGCAAACACAGCAGGGACGTTCGGGTTGCCGTTACTATCGGTCCCCGATGTCGTCTTCATGAGCGTGATCTTTCGGTCATACTCGCTCGCCGACGTGAAGCGATACCCGAGTTGTGTCTTGGGCAGTTTCATTTATCTTGCGATCCTGAATGAACGATAGCCACTCAACAGAGTGCGCAGGGTCAGAGCTACCTCGTTTGTGATCTCTGTACTGACCGGGTTGCGTACTTGATAGAAATGTCCAGCGAGATACTTGACCGCCGTCTTGAGACGCTCTGGTACACCACTCGCCGCGTCGCCGTAACCCACGGGATATTCAATTCGCACCGCGTCACGCATGGTAGCGACCGATGGCCACACAGCACCGGGCTTGAGATTGATCTTGTCAGCGAAAACAACGTAGTTGGAGGGGTTAAATGTCTGTTCGTCACCGTTGATGTCCAGATACTTCACGGTGAGAGGAGACCAAAGTGGTGGACTTCCTCCCCCCTCCTCGTCCTCTTGCAGCGGACGACGGAGCAATTCAATGCAGTCGTCATGCTGGAACAGGAATGAAGGGAAGAAAAGCCCGGCCAAGCTGTTGTTCAGCATCAGCCAATTGCGCTGATAGGCGTCCTCTTGTCCCGGAAAGTGGTCGAAAGCGACAAGCCAACGTTGCGAGATCATGCCCGTCATGACCATCTCTTCGATCTGTTCGCGGGCCGACGTGATACACGACTGGAGAAGCACACGTTCGAGGTTAGGGCCGGGCGGTGAACCGCCGTCATCCTCGCCAGGGACATCTAAATGAGCCCAGAGACACAGCTCCTCAACCGTAACCGGCTCCACTGCTGGTGCAACTTTGAGCTTCTCGTACATTAGTTCCTCGCCTTCATCAGAGCGATACGCTTGCGCATGACCGCGATTGTCGGGTCTTCAACAGGCATCTGAGCAAGCCGGACCGTGGCCGTGGCCGAAGGCACCCATTCCTTTTCCACGGGCTGAGGCGTACCGAAGGTGAATTTCTCCGTCGCTTCATCCTCTGTGTAGGGAATGCGGAAATAGTCGCCGCTGCCCGCGTAGTCGCAAGCAATCACGTTGTCCGGATAGGTGTCGCAAGTCCAATACTTGTCGGGGAACGCTTCGTTCAATGCGGAAGCGACTTCGGCAATTATGTCCTCGTAGCTGTCAATGTCAGTGACAGCCGCCGTGACAGGTGCCGCTTTCAAATCAGCAGGGGTGTTCTTAAATACAGAGAGGTCAAAACAAGCACTGACCGCGTTGCCTTTGTTCTTTGCTACGGAATTCGCGAAGCCGTTCTTCACGGCATCTTCAGCTCCGTACCAAGTCTCAGCTCCCATCAGTGAGAGAATCTTGTCCTTTTTCATCTCAGTCTTGGCCACGTAGATGTCCGCAGCTGAGTCCGTAATTGAGTCCAGAACATCTGCCATCTTGCGCATATCACTGGCGTACCCGGCTTCTGCGGCCATGGCGTTATGCAGCATGTACTGTGAGCCGAGGCCCATGGTGACGGTGTCGCCAGCGCAAGCAATGACAGAAGCCGCCGAGGCCGCCAATCCAAGCACGACCACATTCACAGGTTTGCCGAGAGCCTTGAGCGTGTTGTAAATCGCGACGCCATCAAAGAGTGAGCCGCCCGGTGAATTGATGTTCACGGTGACGCTGGAGAATTCCCCTGCGTTCTTGATGGCTTCGGACACAGCAACTGCTGTGACACCATCACCGAAAAGGTTCTCGCCGATGCTATCCATGATGTCCAGCGTCAACACAGTTGACTGTTTCGCCGCCATGAAAAACCGACGTGAATCTTTGGAATTTATTTGTTTGTTCACTGTTACTCTCCCTCTGTGGCCAGCGCGATGAGTGCTGCCTTTGCATCTGTGATCTCTTGTCGCTTCGTCAAGTACTCCTGTGCCTTCGCAACGGGAATGCTCATAACGTCCGCGATAAACTCGGCGTCGATCTTGCCGCCCTTGTTCTCTTTGCGAATAACACGTTCCGCCGCCGCTTCTGCCATAGCGTGGAGCCGGGCCGACGCATTGGGAGCCGGGGTGTTAGCCGCCGTGCCCTTCTGGCCAGGGATGTACATTTCTTGTGAATCTGGGTCAAACACACCGGAGTTCGCCGGGTAGAAATACTTGTCCCAGCCCTCAACAGGGTCGAGGTCATCCGCGAGGCGGACCTCGTTAGGTGATTTCTTGCCGGAACGAATCTCGATCTCGTCGCGGTCTGCCCGTTCTTTCGGAGAACCACGCAGAACTTCGTCCGCGTTGTGCTTGACATAGATCGTGGCCCGGTCGGCAGGGTCAATCAGGTCACGGGTAATGCTCTGCTCGATGTTGACCGTGATGGGCAACAGAGTCGTAGCGAAGTACTCTTCCAAGAATGCCGCGCTGCTGGCATAGGTGGAGTTCTTTTCACCGAGGCCGAGCTTCACACATAGCGGTGCGCCGCCCAGGAGTCGGACGATTTCTTCCGCGTTCCATTTGCGAGACTCAAGCAGCTGACCCTCGACAGCTGTGAACGCCATCTTCTCGAACTTTGTGCCGCCCGGTAGCAATGAGAACTTACCCGCGTTGCGGGAGCCCGCGAAATCCTTCTTCAATTCGTCCAGTTGCTTCTGCGACTGCGCATCCGTGACATCCATGTCCGGTGGCAGTGTCAGGAAACCGCTCATATGTAGACCGTTCGCGAAAAACCGGCCCGCCGTCTCATCCGAAGCCATCATCATGCTCAAGGCATCTTTGCCCAGCGCGATAATTGACTGACCATCAACCCCGGCCATGGACATAATGGAGCAAGTCCAGATTTCGTCCTGGGTGAATGTGCGATGCTGACCGCCGAGCGTGTATTCAAAGAGCCGCTTGGGGTTGTTCTTGTCTGACAAATCCCAGTGAGGCCTGACGTACCAAGGATCAAGCGGAACCAAAGCGACGATGTCGCCCAGCCCGTTCTTCACTTTCTGGATGTAGAAGTTGCCTTGCGTGAACAGGTGAAATACGTTTGCCCAACGGAGTTGGAACGAAGTCATCCACTGATTTGGGACGTCCTTCAAAATCGAATAGAGCGAGTTGTCCAGAGCCTTGCGAGTACGCTGCCGGCCATCCTCAATTTTGGTCTCCATCGTATAGAGCGGCATCTTTGCGATGTCGTTCGCCAGCATCTTCACGGCTGACAGGTACGTCACGCAGCGGAGTGCGCGATCCTTTGTGACGACTACGCCGGAGGCCGTAGGGAGGCCGACGAGCGCCTGCATCAAACCGGGCGAGGGGTTCGCTAAAGTGGAGGCACCTTCAGCGGAATTTCTGAATTGCGCTTTAGCCTCGGTCAAATCAAGGAGTGTCAATGGCATGGTTTACCTGTATAGGGGTTGCAAAGTCTTTTTAGTCTGTTGTGGCATACCAGAACGGTCGCTTCGGCTTCATGAGGTTTGTCGGGTCTGAGGCCCGCTCGAGGGCCATGATTAGGGCCACGCAGGCATCGTTCTTCTCGCGACGCCGGTCCTTGTCTGGCTTGATGAAACTCCCGCTGTACTTCCACCGAAGATTCGCAACTTGCCATCTCAATACCGGGTCTGCGTCGTGTGCGAACTCCTTGCGTCCAACTTTCCGCATGAACTCGTTGGAAGGCCCGCTCAACTTCAGGTGTGACTGCGGAGTCTGTTGCCAGGTGTTGAGAGAGAAGCCTTCCTCACTGAGCATGCGGATGAGCTCCTCGGAGAAGGACCGGTCATAGGCCAGCTGCTTGATGTTGTAGTCCTTGGAGAGTTGGACGATGTCCTGTGCGATGGTCCGAACATCAGTGATGTCGCCGTCCGTTGCCTTCAGGAAGCCGTCTTCGTACCACCTGTCGTAAGGCACACGGTCTTGCTTCGCCCGGCCCTCGATGTTGTCTTTGGGCACCCAGATGAAAACCAGAATCCGCCACTTTTCACCTTGATTCACTGGTGGAAACAGCAGAACCAGGGCTGAAGTGTCACCTTTCGGTGCTAAGTCAAGTCCGCCGAAGCAGAGCCGTCCCTTGAGTTCTTCCAGGGATTCGGCCCGTAGCCGCTTGGGGTCGGGGAACTTATCGGAGACTCGGACACATGCATCCCACAAATCAATGTCGATTGCTGGCTCCGCCGCGTTCTCGCTCCACATGTTGAGCCGGAATCGCTTGAAATCGCCGAGGCTGGAGGGTTTACCCTTCGCCTCTTTGTACTGATTGAGGATATTTTCCATCGGCACAAGCACACCGAGGGAGGGATTCGCCTTTATCCAATTGGAGGCATCTTCCCAGTTGTCGTCCTTATCCATGCAGAAGATGAAGGGCATGACCTCGTCGTCTTCGAGAAGGCCGGTCTCACCGAACTCGTCTTTCTTGCCACCAGAGAGAATCTTTTTGCCATATTCGTGCTCGTCCCAGCACGGTGATGTGCCACCCGCGCTGCTACCAGCCGTGGTGATTTCAATAAGCATCGGCTGACGCCGGGTGTCCCCGCCCATGCGCAGGATGCTGTAGAGGTTGGAGCCTTTCTTCCAGTGATGAAGTTCGTCAAGGACTGCCGCTGAGACTACGAGTCCATCTTCCGATGCCTGATCACGCGACAAGCACGAGAGCCGGGAGCCACTCTCAGGCACATAGAGTGCGAGCACTTGCTTGACGTCGCCGTTCTTGCCGCCGCTCTGGTGGATGACCTCTTGTAGCTCAGGACTGTTCTTGAGCATCTTGACTGCTTCATCCATGCAGGTCCGTGCTTGCTTGCCTGTGGTAGCAGCGATGAAGACCTTGGCTTGTAGTTCGCCGTCAGCAATGAGGAAGTAGAGGCAGAGGGCCGCCGCGAGGCCGGTCTTTCCTTGCTTCTTGGCGACTTCAAGATATGTCCTGCGGAATCTGCGTGAGCCGTCGGCCCGCTTCCATCCGAAGAGGATGTAGAGCCAACCTTGCTGCCAGGGGAGGAGCTTCATCGGCTCCGACTCATTGGGAGGGATACAGAAGGCTTGGACAAAGTCGATGACATGTTGTCCTGCGTTCTTGTCGAACCAAAGGCCACGGGCCGCGCCTGTCGCCAAGTCTCGCTTGTGACGCTGACATGCCTTGATGATGAGTTGCCCGGCTACTTGCTTACCGGAGAGCACATCGGCGATGTATTGTTCAGCTACGGTCAATCAAATCCTTACGAGACAAAGGGCGAGCCGCGATGGCCCGCCCTCTGGGTTATTGGTTCAACAACGGGGATTAGCCGTTGATGGTCCAGATCTTGACGGCCTCTGATACGCGCACCCGGCTGTCCGAGCGACGGTATCCGATGACGTTGATCTTTCCGTTCTTCAGTTCCGTGATGTTGTCCACGCTGACTACGATTCCCGGGCCGCCACGATCACCGATGGTGAACGCGGTGTTGAAATCGCCGAAGGCGATGGCACCGTTCACGGCAGGTGAAGCGACGAAGACTGGGAAAGCGGAGCTGTAGTACACGGGGAATCCGTGCAGGTATTCCTGGCCGCCCACAGTCGTCCAGTACTGGTTGAACTGATTGTCGGTCAGCTGCTTCTTGCGGAACGCGATGCCCGTCTTGCGGTGCATCAAGAAGTTCGCGTTGGCGTAATACGCAGCACGTAATGTGCCGAGAAAGTCCAGAGAGTTTGCAGCGTTCAATGCGTTGGTCTGACCCGCATCTGCGCCGGTAAGAATGCCCTCGGGCTCGCCTGTGCCGGAGCCGTTGGCGAACTTGTCTTCCTCGTAGTTGTTGATGGCGCGACCGAGGTCGGCAACCAAGAACTTCTCCAAGGCAGGAACGTCCTGCGCGAGTTCAATCGTGATAGGAACCAGTTGGCCCTTCATGAAGGCACTCAGGGTTACCTGTGTGAAAGAAGGATCGGTGCCCGCGAATGCGTGATCCGCAGTGCGGGACTCATCCTTGGCAGCCGCGACGCCACGAGTCAGCTGAGCCGGCAGTTTGATGTCGTTCTGGGTTTCGAGAACCAGAGCGAGCTTGCGGAGCGCGTTCTCCTGAGGTGCCAGAGGAACGATCGTTCCGTCTACGGTGATCGGAACCAGGTTGCCGCCGTCTGTGGTGCCGCCTTCGCCGAGGGCCGCGTTGCTGAACTGACCCTTCTTTGCGAAAGAGCTCCAGAAGTTGCGCTTGTAATCGGCAGAGAAGATGATCTTGCCGTCACCACTCAGCTTGGCTCCCTGAGGAATCTCGATCTGACTGGTGGGCTTCAGGAGTTCCGAACGGCCCACCGCGATGGTGTTGCTGAGCGCGATCTGGCGGTCCAGGTCCTTGATTTCGTTGGTGTGTTTGTCGAGGTTTTCATTCTCGACCGTGGTCAGGATGCGCTTGGCTTCCTGGGCAGAGTTCAGGATGGCTTCCTGCGCAGCGTAGAGTTCATTCTTGCGCTTGTTGAGGTCTTGTACGTTCATTGCTTTGTCCTTGATTGGGAGTTGACTTACTTCTCTGCGCGCCAATCGAAGGACTGACTTTCAACAGAGCACTTCAAACCAAGTCGAAGGACTGGTCTCGTATGAGTGCTCGGTATTTCTAAAATTGAAGATTAGTTAGCGATCTGCGGGAAGGTGGTAGCAGGCAAGGTGGGTTGCGCGTCGGTCTTAGGGCCGGGTGCCGCCGTCTTGGGCCGGGTCTTTAGGAAAGCAGCAAGCTTGGATTCCTTTGGTGCCTCGGCGACAGAAATCCTCGCGCGATCACTGGGTGTCATGCCGAACTTGCCAAGCAAGGAATCAAGACGACCTTCGAGTGCGACTCGCAGAGTGCCCGCACGATCTTTGGTAAACATGCGAACGAGTCTTTCAAACGAGGCCCGGTCGGAGAACTTTGCCACGCCCGGTGGGAGCATCTTGGCGAGTTCCTTCCAGACATTCTTCTCTGCATCGGTCATGTGCTTGGGCGGACCACCAAGAGGCTTCTTGACGACAGGTTCATTCTTGGGCTTGCGCTCGGGATGTTTGTCGTAATAGCCCTTCATCTCCGAGATTGCCGATGGTTGTGTTGGTCGAGCCATATACTTAATAACTTAGAAAGCCGTTTCGTTTAGGGGTCGCACGCGTAAATGAGGGGCGGAGCCCCTTGATGTGGTGTGCTCTAAAGAATACGTACCCCCACAGGGTCAACCACTTAGCAGGCAACCACCATGACATGTCTGCACAGCGACGCGTGCTTTATTCCCCACGTCTCGTCTTCAAATCGTGATCCCTCTTACACAATCCCTGTAGGTTCTGCTCGTCATAGAAGGCTTCCAGGTCACCACCATGCGCCGCGATCCACACCCTTGCCTTCACGATGTGGTCGGCTATCGTCGCCGCCTTGTGCTTACAGACAACACACAGAGGATCACGCCTCAGTACCCGTTGCCGAGTGCGAGCCCAGCGGGCCGTTCTGTACAGGGGATCAAGTGGATCATGCTCACGTCTCCATCTGCTGCTGAGTCTTCTGTTGTCGATCTCTTGATTGTTCTGCTGGTGATCGTCGCAATG